TCCACATATACGGGTTTAGGTACCCAATTAATGACAACCGGCGAAAAAGCCGGCACATGGGGAACACTTACTAATACAAATTGGAATATCATAGAACAGATTTCTGGTGGTTATATTTCACAAGCTTTAAGTACAACAGGAGCAACAACTTTAGCTGTAAATGATGGAACAACAGGCGCTGCTCTTGCAAATAGAGTTGTAGAATTAACAGCAGCTCTTGCTGGAAACGTAACTGTAACCATTCCTTTAGATGTTGAAACTTTTTACATAATTAAAAATTCTACTACTAATGCATACACAGTTGAATTTAAATATGTAACAGGTTCAGGTAGCAGTGTTACTTGGTCAACTACTGATAAAGGAACTAAAATTATTTATGCAAAAGCAGATGATGCTACTAATCCTAATATTATAGATATTTTTGCTACTTCTTCAGACATTGTTTTATCCAATAATAATTCTCTTACGTTTAATGACGCTGATAATTCAGCTGCTGTGGGTTTTAAAGCTCCTACAACAGTATCAGGAGCAGTTACATGGGTTTTACCCGCTGCGGATGCTACCACTTCAGGATATGCATTAACATCAGATGCCTCAGGTACTTTATCCTGGTCAGCTGCAGGAATTTCAACAGGCAAAGCTATTGCAATGGCAATGATTTTCGGATAATGATAATAAAGGAATTAAATTATGGCAAATCCCAATATAGTATCAGTCGCAACCATTCTCGGCGGTAATGCCGGATGGAATTTATCCGGAACTTTAGATGCAACTCTAGTAACAGTTACGGCTGAGTACATTTTAAAAATTAATAGAATTGTATGTTGCAATACTGATACTTCAACAGCATATAATTTAAATTTATTGGTTGACGGTATGGGATCAGGCACAACAGGTGTTACAACTACTGGTGCTGATGCCACAGTTTATTTAGCAAAAACAATTTCAGTTCCCGCTGATTCAGCATTAGTTGTTTCAGACACTCCCATCTATTTAATGGAAGGCGATATTTTAAAAGGTGGCGGATCAACTACAGATAAATTAGATTTATTCATATCATACGAAACGTTAATTGATTAGGAGGTAATATAATGTCTAACGGCGGAATTATCGGACCTACTAATCACACAACCTCAGGCGTATGGTCTCAAGAAGATCAATATGCTAAGTCTTTAATTGGGAGATGGGGTGCCTAGACGTTTACAACGCCTAAAAATTTTTATATAAGATAGGTAAGGATATAAAAACATGGCACATTTCGCAGAATTAAAAGAACAAACAGATCCAACAGGTTTCACAAGCGATAAACATTTGGTGGTACAAAGAGTCATTGTCGTAGGCAATGATGTTTCAACTGCCGCTGGCCCCTTAGGAGAAAATGATGAACATGTAGATGGAGAAACATGGTGTCAAAACTTTTTCAAGGGTGGAATTTGGAAACAAACTTCCTACAATCATAATTTTAGAAAACATTATACAGGCAAAGGTCATATATATAATCCTGTTAAAAACAAATTTTTAATTCCACAACCCCACGCATCGTGGTCATTAAACGCAAATGATGACTGGGAAGCACCGGTAACGCATCCAACAACAAGAGAGTATGGTGATCCCGCAAAACCATATCTAATTTCTTGGGATGAAGCTGGCCAAAAATGGACAGCAAAGGATTCAGAAGACCCACAAAATTCATTTAATTGGGACGCATCAGGCTTGGCTTGGGTGTCCGCATAGGAGGCTCATATGGCCAGATCAGGTCGTTCACAGGGTGGTATTATCGGGAAGTTTAATCAATCTTCTTTCGGACAATGTGCCGTTACAACTACTCCCGCTACAGGAACGGTGTCTCTGGCAACGACACGACTCGTTGACGCTCTCCTTATAGCAGGTGGAGGTTCGGGTGCAGGATACTTTCGAGGAGGCGGTGGTGGAGCTGGCGGTTATTATTGTACCACTTCTATTTCAGTTTCTGGACCTACTCCCGTAGTGGTGGGAGGCGGTGGTACTGGAGTTCCTTCCTGCATCGGCCGTAATGCTGGTAATGATACCGTATTCGGTAGTGTGACAGCCACAGGTGGTGGTGGAGGCGGTATGTATGGTGCAGCAACACCAGCGCACCCAGCCAATGCCCCAGGTCAAGACGGAGGATCCGGTGGAGGCGGAGGAGGACTAGCTCCAGGTCAGCCTGGATGTGGAGGTGCTGGATCTGGAAATACTCCCCCAACAACTCCCCCTCAAGGACAACCAGGTGGTGCTGGAGATCCTGGCCCTGTTCAAACTGGTGGTGGTGGAGGAGGTGCATCGGCTGCAGGATGTGGTAGTGGTCCTCAACGACCGGGCGGAGCAGGAAGTTCTGCTTCTCCTTTATCAGCCTGCACTTATGCAGGTGGTGGCGGAGCCGGAGCTTATACTTCAGGAACCCCAGGAGCTGGTGGTCCCGGTGGAGGCGGAGACGGTGGTGCGCCATCTGGCAGCGCCGGAGATGCAAATACTGGCGGTGGCGGCGGAGGAGCCGCGTCTGCTGTTGGTGGTAGCGGTGGTTCAGGACTTCTTATAACAAAAGGATTAACTTACGCATCAGGAATGTTTCCGATGCAATCTCAATATCAATCCGCATCTTGTGGAGCATGGGTTACGCCAGAAAACACAGCTAACATGGATTGGCTTATGGTAGCCGGTGGTGCTGGCGGTGGTCATGCTCAAGCTGGTGCTTGTGCTCATGGTGGTGGCGGCGGAGGAGCTGGGGGTTACAGAAATACATATTGTAATCCAACTGCATCTCCCGTTCAAATTCCACTAGGTTCATTTTCTACACCTTATACTTTTACGGTAACCGTAGGAGCCGGAGGGGCTGGTTCAACTAGTCCAACTGTTAAAGGAATTAGCGGAGTGGATTCATCCATTGCTGGCCCAACAATTACAACACTTACTTCAAGTGGAGGCGGAGGTGGTGGTTCCTTTGGCCCGCCATCTGTTACACCCGGACCTGGAAATGCTGGTGGATCAGGCGGAGGTGGAGATTCTAATGGTACTAGACCGGGTGGATCTGGAAATACTCCTGCAATTCCTGCTGCTAATGGTGGTCCTCAGGGAAATGATGGAGGAGATGGTTTAGATGGTTCTGGTCCTTTGGGAACTCTTGGTTCGAGGAACTAACTGCATTACAGGTTCTCCGACAGTATATGCTGGTGGTGGAGGTGGAGCTTCTGGAAGTCCATTCGCTGCACTAGGAGCCGGTGGTACCGGTGGAGGTGGAAATGGTGGTCAAAGTACAGCAACCTGTGCAACAAGTGCAACAGTAAACACGGGTGGTGGCGGCGGAGGTGGTAGTGGTCCAGGAAGAACTGGAGGGGCTGGTGGGTCTGGAGTCGTTATCTTTAGAACTCCAAGCACATTCCCTATGGCTGTAAGTCCAGGAACCAATACGGTTACAACAACTCCGGGTGGATGCTATGTTGCTAAATTTACAGTTGCTGGAACCAATACCTTAACCATATAGAATTGATTTAGATCAAATGGACTAAATGTATCTTTATGATATAAAGACAGAGAAAGATGAATTTATTAAATTATTATTGGTATTTTAAAAAAGCGATCCCGGACCATATCTGTGACGATATTATTAAATATGGATTACAGATTAAGGAACAAATGGCTATTACCGGCAATTATGGAGATCAAAAATTAAATCAAAAACAAGTTAAGGATTTAAAAAAGAAAAGGGATTCTAATATAGTCTGGCTGTCCGAGGAATGGATTTATAAAGAGCTTCATCCTTTTATTCGTCAAGCTAGTGTTAATGCAGGCTGGAATTTTCAATGGGATTTTTCTGAAGCTTGTCAATTTACTAAATATAATAAAGGTCAATACTATGACTGGCATTGTGATAGCTGGGAAGGAGCTTATAATAAACCGGAGGACCCAAATACTCATGGCAAAATAAGAAAGCTGTCGGTGACACTTTCTTTGTCCGATGAAAAAGATTATAAAGGAGGAGAGCTGGAATTTGATTTTAGAAACAAAGATCCAGATAAAAAAAGAAATACTATGATATGTAAAGAAATCAAGCCCAAAGGATCGATGGTTGTGTTTCCTTCTTTTCTATGGCATCGTGTTCGACCGGTTAAAAAAGGGTCCCGATATAGTCTGGTGATCTGGAATCTGGGAAGACCTTTTCAATGAAAAAGAAATTAGAAGAAGCTAATAAACCGGAGCCCCTTAAGACGGAACATTATTTTGCTTCTCCTATCTATTTTACAGATAAACCAGAATGGGTCAAAGCTTTCAACACAGCTTCTGATGCCTATATCAAACAGGCTCGTTTAAATAATTTAGATGACATTAAAAAAGAAATAAAAAATTGGGTGATAAAGGAGAACATTCCTGGGTGCATCACTCCAGTTCTTTGATTAATGATTCTCAATTTAAAGTGCTTCAAGATTATATTGGATCAACGGCATGGAATCTTTTAGATGGACAGGGATTTGATTTAAGTAATCACACTATCTTTATTACAGAACTATGGGTTCAAGAATTTTCAAAAGACGGAGGAGGGCATCATACTCTGCATTCCCATTGGAATGGTCATATCTCTGGATTCTTTTTTCTTAAAGCCAGTGAAAAAACATCATTGCCTATCTTTGAAGATCCACGATCTGGGAACATGATGAATTTACTTCCTGAAAAAGATCCCTCTAAAATAACGCCAGCGTCTCACCAAGTTAATTATAAAGTTAAGCCGGGACGTCTAATCTTTTTTAATTCTTATCTGCCCCATATGTATGCGGTAGACAGCGGCTATGAACCTTTCCGTTTCATTCATTTTAATATACAAGCTATTCCTAATGGACCATTAGGAAAACCTTATCAACCTACATGGCTAGAGAGGCAATCGAAAAATGTCAAAAAAAAATAAAATAGTTCATCTACCTAAACTTCATAAGGCTATGGGAGAGTCTCATAATGCCTATATCAAAGCGATGCTCGGACAATCCCCTAAAAAATACCCCTCTGATTTTGTAGAAACTTTAATTGATGAAAGAAAAAAACAACTGATGAAGAAAAATGTTCAAAAAAAATAAATATAAAATTTTACGTAAAGCCGTTACTCCCGAACTTGCTAAATTTTGTTATAGTTATTTTTTAAATAAACGTAAAGTCTCACGCTTCTTTTTTGATCAGAAATGGATATCCCCTTTTGCGACTGAATGGGGAACATGGAACGACGAACAAATTCCTAATACCTATGCCCATTATGGAGACCTGGTAATGGAAACTTTGTTAATGGGACTTCGAGAAAAAATGGAAAAAGAAACAGGCTACAAGTTACAAGAAACTTATTCCTATGCACGGATTTATAAAACAGGAGATATTCTTCATCGACACAAGGATCGTTATTCCTGTGAAGTGTCTACCACTCTTCATTTAGGTGGAGACCCTTGGACTATTTATCTTGAACCTTCGGGTAAGACAGGCAGAGCTGGAATCAAAGTGGAGCTTGAACCAGGTGACATGCTTCTTTATTCAGGTTGTGAACTTGAACATTGGCGTGACGCTTTTCCTGGTAAGGATTGTGGTCAAGTTTTTCTTCATTACAATGACCGCACCAAGAAAGACGCTCAAGAAAACCTTTATGATAAACGTCCTTTCCTAGGACTCCCTTCTTGGTTTAAAGATTTTAAATTGACGCCTCCTAAAAAATAAGATACATTAAAGACTGGTGTGGGGGATCTTTCCACCACAAAGGTCTTCTACGCCTATTCATAATCATATTGATCTCCCCGTTAATCTAGTATAATTGTATTCTCAACGGATTTTTCTATGCTACATAAAATCAGATTAAAACCTGGATTAGATAAACAATCTTCCGATACCGGAGCCGAAGGAAAATGGGTTAACGCCGATTATTCTCGTTTTCGTTATGGGTTTCCTGAAAAAGTAGGAGGTTGGGAACAACTGGTTGGTGATAATTTGATTGGTGCAGGACGAGATCAACATACCTGGGTTGATCTGGCTGGCAATAAATACGCAGCCATTGGAACCAATAAGTGTCTTTACATTTATTTTGAAGGAGCGTTCTATGATATCACTCCTTTAGATACGACCCGTCAGCAAACCGGTGCCACGTTCACGACTGTGAGTGGTTCACCCACTGTTACGCTTACTACCAGTACCGCTCATGATGCTGAGGCAGGAGATATTATTTTAGGTTCTAGTGCCACCTCTGTACCCGGAGGTTTTAGCGCATCTGATTTTGATGATATACTTTTTGAAGTGACAGCTGTGCCCAGTGCTACAACTATAGAAGTAACTATGGGAAGCAATGCTTCCTCAAGCGCAGGACCCTCAGGAACTCTGACTATAGATTTTTATTATGTGA